CGTGCGACTGGCGCTCGGGCGCGACTGGCACCGGCCTCGTGCCGGTCGCCGTCGTAGCGTTCGACCTCGACCCGGCGACCGGCCGGCCCGAGCTGGCGCGCGACCTGGCGGCCGAACCGCCGATGCGCCGGCTTGCCGTGGCGGCCGTGTCGCTGACGGCTGTGCTCGCCTCGGCGCTGCTCGTCGTGGCGCTCGCGTCGCTGGCCGTCGGTGCGGCTCGGTGGGCGCTCGGCTAGCATCGGCGGCCGGCTCGGGTCGGCGCCTCCGCAGGCGTCTCGGTCAAGTCGCTCCGGTGTCAGCGCCGGCTCGAGCCTCCCTCCCCCTACGTCTCGGCCGCCGTTCGAGAAATAGCTAGACAACGCTAGGCGCCTAGCGTAAGCTGATGGCATGACCAACCCAGCACACCGCAACGCCGTCAAGGCGGGACTCACCTTCGCCCTCACGGTCCCCACGACCGGCGAGGTGCTCGGCCGCTTCGGCGACCGCACCTCGGCCCTCGAGGCGCTGGACGCCTCTACCCGCACCGAGCTTCTGCTCGTGCTCGACGTCCGCCGCCACCTCGAGGCGGTGACGGCATGAGCGCCGCCCGCACCTTCACCGAGCGCACCGCACGCGGCTTCTGGACGTACTTCGACGTCGCCGACGAGATCTACGAGGCCGTGTGCGCCCGCGCCGATCAGACGCAGCCGGGCGTCGAGGCGCGGACGACGCTGGCCGACCTCGACGCCCGGTTCGTGGCCCAGGCGAAGAAGGCGGCGCCCGAGCTGGGCCTGCCGTGGCCGCCGTACCTGCCCGACGCCGAGGAGTTCGCCTTGTACCACCGCTCGGCGCTCGTCGTGGCCGACGGCTCGCCGGCGCCCCGCTAGGCGCCCCGCAAGGAATCTCGAGAAAGGACTAGACAACGCTAGGCGCCTAGCGTAGACTTCACTCATGACCAAGTACCTGATGATCCGCATCACCCCGGCAGTCGCCGCCGACCTCGAGAACCGAGACCTGGCCGAGTCGTACGACGGCCCGGCGAACCCGTACACGAAGATCATCGGCGAGGGCCGCTACGAGTTCTCGAGGGCCGAGGCCGCCGAGCTGCTCGCCGAGGCCGCCTTCTACGCCGACGAGGACGGCCCCGGCGAGTCGCTCGGGTTCGGCACCCGCATGGCATACGGCCTGCTGGTCCGCCGCCTTCGGGACGCCGGCGTCACCGCCGCCGATCACGCACCCGAGCTGGCCGCTGCGCCCCAGGCGCCACGCCCGAGGCCGGCGCTGCGGACCGTGGCGCTCGGCGAGGTGCGCCCCGGCAACCTCGTCGAGCACCCGATCCTCGGCTCGTGCATCGTCGCCGCCCTCGACCGGCTGCCGGCGACCCGCCGCCACCCCGAGTGCGTCGCCCTCCGAGTCGCCGGCGAGGTCGTCTTCCGCTCGGTCGACGACCTCGTCACCACCCGCTGAACAGCACACCGACACCCGACGACAGAACACCCGACCCAGGAGCAGGACCCATGACCACGACCACGCACACCGACCCGAGCACCGGCACCGAGTACCCGATCGCCGGCTACGTCGGGCGCGCCGCCCGAGTGACGACGGTGCGAGACGACAGGAGCTATGCGTTCGACGACGAGCGGACGACCGTCTCGGTTCGCTACCGAGGCGCCACCGACACGACAGGCACCGACCTCTACCGGGTCAAGCCGTACGCGAGCTACGGCGCCGCGCGCAAGCACCTGCCGTCGGTCTACGAGGTCGTGCCCGTCCTCGCCGGGCCGGGCGCCGTCTCGGTCATGGCGCAAGCCGAGGGCCGCCGGGTCGCTACGGCCCTCGACGACTGGCGCAAGCAGCAGGAGCTGGCCCGGCTCGACGCCGAGCGCGCCGACCTCGAGGCCGAGGCCCGCTACGAGGCCGACGGCATGGCCGCCGTCACCGCCGAGCTTCGCCGCCGCTGCTGGCTGCTGGCCGAGCGTCCCTACCTCGACGCCGGCGAGTCGGCCCTCGAGGAACGGCGTGGCGGCGCCGACCTGCTGTACCGGCTCGCGACCATCATCGACGAGGGGCACCGCTCGAGGGCCGAGGCGCTGTACGTCGCCGGCGTGCTCCTGGCCGACGCCCTTCGGGACGCGACCGATCGCAGCAGCGGTGACCTCATCGACAAGGCCCGGCAGCGGTGCCAGCGTCACGGCGCCGCCGACGCCGGGCGCCTCGCCCTCGATACGATCGGCGCCCGCTGACCTGGGCGCCCCACGACGACACGACGTGCCCGCCACCGCCGGCCCTGCCCACTCGGCAGGGCCGGCGGCTCGCGTCTCCCCCAGCGGGCACCCAGGCACGTATCCGTCGGTCGTGGCCGGCTCGAGCGGCCGGTGCTACGGTCGGCGACGACCGACACGCTGCAGCAGGAGGCACCCATGATCGTAGAAGGACTCGCGTCGCTCGCCGAGCCGATCGACGCCGTCAAGGCGACCGCCGGCAACCCGCGTCGAGGCGACGTCGACGCCGTGGCGCGCTCCCTCGCCCGCTTCGGGCAACGCAAGCCGATCGTAGCGAACCGCCTCACCGGCGAGATCGAGGCCGGGCACCACGTCTGGTACGCGGCGCAGCGGCTCGAGTGGACGCAGATCGCCGTCGTCTGGGTCGAGGACGACCCGGCGACCGCCTCGGGATTCACCCTGGCCGATAATCGGTCGTTCGAACTCGGCGACACCGACGACGACGACCTCGCACAGTGGATCGCCGACCTGCGGGACCTCGACGAATCGGGCGAGCTGCTCGAGGCCGCCGGCTACGACGCCGACGACGTCGAGGACTTCCTCGCCGACCTGGCCGAGCGAACCGAGGTCGGCATGCTCGGCACACCGTCGCCGACACCCGCCGACCGAAAGGCCGGCTACGACGCGTCGGGCATCCGCTCGGTGATCATGATGTTCGACCTGCGCCGCTACGCCTGGGTCGTCGAGCGGCTCGCGACGATCCGCGACGACCTCGGCGTCGACACGAACGCCGACGCCCTCGTCGACCTCGTCGCCGAACGCACAGGCGACACGCCGCCCGAGGTCGACGTCGGTGCGTGACGTCGAGGTTCGCCGCGTCGACACCGACGCCGCCCAGCTGGGCATGCCGCTCGAGCCGCCCGACGAGGCGGCCGTGCTACGAGGTGAGTTCCGGCTGATCGACGCCGACTCGGGCCGCGTGCTGGGCGGGCAGGGCCGAGTCGACCGCTCCCTCGCCGTGCTGCGCCGGCAGCTACCGACGGTCCGCTACGAGTCGCTCAAGGCCGACGGCCGCATGAGCAGCATCCGCTACGCGCACCGCACGTTCGGCTACCTGGCGCGGCAACCGATCCGGCAGCGGGACTGCTGCGCCTCGGCGGCCCTCGCCGTCGACCGGCGCGACGTTCACGACGAGGTCGCTGCGTTCACCGCCGAGCTGGACGAGCTGTACCGCCGCCTCGCACCCGACGCCTACGCCCGGCACGCCCGCCTCGTCGACGAGACGATCCTGCCCGAGTGGCGCATCGACGGTGGGCCGTGGACGAGCGGCATCATCAATCAGACGGCCGCCCTCCCCTACCACGTTGACCGCAACAACCTGCCGGGCACATGGTCGGCGATGCTCGTCGTGCGCCGCCACCTGCGCGGCGGATGGCTACACCTGCCGGAGTGGGGCGTATGGGCCTCCTGCGAGGACCAGCACGCAATGATCTTCGAGGGCAGCGCCACCCTCCACGGCGTCACGAAGTTCGCCACGCGCCCCGGCGGCTACCGCTACTCCCTGGTCTGGTACTGCGTCGACAGGATGAAGCACTGCCTGCCGTTCGCCGACGAGATCGCCCGAGGCTCAGCGCGCCGCACCGAACGCGAACTCGACGAGGCTCACCGGGTGCTGGCCGATGCCGACGAGTGACGTCCTCTACCTCGTGGGCCGCCCGGCCGCCGGCAAGTCGACCCTTGCCGCCCACCTGTGCCGAGACCTGACCGGCGCCACCTACCGCAAGCCGTTTGCCCACCGGCTGCTGCTGCCGTCGCCGGTCGTGGCGCTCGGCGCCGACCGGGCCGGCTTCCCTGGCACCGACACGCTCGGCATGGGAGTGGCGCCGACCGTCCTCGAGTGGATCGCCCGACCCTCGGCGCCGCGCCTCGTCCTCGGCGAAGGCGACCGCCTCGCTTCGCTCAAGCTGTTCGATCAGTGGCGCGCCGCCGGCGTCACCGTCACCGTCGCCTCGGTCGAGGTCGACGACGACACGCTCGAGGCCCGACGCTCGGCCCGCTCCGACTGGACGCCCGCAGCGTCGTGGCTCGCCGGCCGCGACACGAAAGCCGCCCGCCTCGCCGACACCGCCGACGTGACCGTGCCCGGCGACGACCTCGACCGGGCGCAGGCGCTGCTCGACTGGCACCCGGTCGTCGTCGCCCTCGAGGCCGCCCGGTGATCGACACGCCCGACACGGTCGAGCTGACCGCCGGCCTCGACTTCCGTGAGGCCCGCTGGCGCCCCGAGGTGTTCCAACGCTTCTACGCCTTCCACCTCCGCTACCGGGCGCACCCCGGCGGCGTGTACTACCTGATCCCGTGGCTCGCCGAGCGGCTCGGCTGGGACGACGAGTCGACCTTCTGGTTCGCCGCCCTCAACGGCAACACGCAGAACCCGGTGACGTCGCTGCTGCTGCACCGGGCCGGCCCGACACCCGACCGGGTCGACGACGTCGTAGCGTTCTGGCGCCGCAACCGCGAACGCCTCGCCTGGGACACCGACCGCCGCTACTTCCGAACCCGGCTCGACGAGGCGCTCGCCGGCTACCTCGAGACCGTTCCGAAGGGCCGTCAGGCCGCATGGTGGCACGACGTCGCCTCGAGCGGCTGGGAGGCAACCTGGGCCGCCTGTCGTGGCATCCCCACGTTCGGCCGCCTGTCGGCATGGTCGTTCGCCGAGTACGTCGCCATCGCCGGCGCCCCGGTCGACTGCACCGACCTCATGCTCGGCGACCGGGCCGGCTCGAGGTCGCACCGCAACGGCCTGTGCCTCGTCACCGGCCGCGACGCCCTCGACTGGCACTCGAGCAACCCGACGTTCGACGGCCGCTACACCGAGGCGACCCTCGACGCCCTCGAGACCGACGCCGCCGCCATCCTCACCGAAGCTCGACGCCGCGCCGCCGGCCTCGACTACGAGGGCGACGTCGGCTACCTGACGCTCGAGTCGGCCCTCTGCACCTACAAGTCGTGGCACCGCCCGAACCGCCGCTACCCGAACGTGTACAACGACATGCTCCACGACCGCATCCGAGCCGCCGAGGCCGCCTGGCCCGACGCCGACCTCGACGTGCTGTGGGAGGCCCGAGCGGCGTGCCTGCCGGCGCACCTGCGCCTCGAGGACAACCCAGGCGACCCAGGCGTGCATCCCGTGAAGCAGAATCACTACCGCCTCACCGGCGAGGTCGTGATGATGGACCGGGAGTGGCCGAGCTTCCGCAACGAGTTCAACGACGCCGCCCGAGCTGGCAACCTGGGCCGCCACCGATGACCGGCCCGACGATCTTCGCCGACCTCGAGGTCGACGGCGCCCGCTGGGCCGACCGGCTACTCGAGCCGACACCCGTCGAGGCCGTCAACGGCCGGTGGTACAAGCGGGAGGACGCCTTCGCCCCGCTCGGCTACGGCGGCATCAACGGCTCAAAGCTACGGCAGCTGATCCACCTGCTCGACGTCGCCCCGCCCGCCGCCGGCGTCGTGACCGGCGCATCGGTCCTGTCGCCGCAGGTGAGCATGGCCGCCCTCACCGCCCGCCACTACCGGCTGCCCGCCGTCGTCGTCCTCGGCGGCACCCGACCCGACACCGCGATGCGGCACCCGAACGTCGAGATCGCCGCCGCCGCCGGCGCCGAATTCCGCTTCGTGCCCGTCGGCTACAACCCGGCCCTACAAGGCGCCGTCCGCAAGCTCCACGACGGCGACCTCGCCGCCCACTACTGGCTCCGCTACGGCATCACGAACCCCGACGGCGACAACGCCGCCGAGATCGCCGCGTTCCACGCCGTCGGCGCCGCCCAGGTAGCGAACCTCCCCGACACCGTCGACACGATCGTGATGACCGCCGGCTCGTGCAATTCCTGCGCGAGCGTCCTCTACGGCCTCACCCGCAACCCGCCCCCAGCACTGCGCCGTGTCGTGCTCATCGGCGTCGGCCCGACCCGCCTCGAGTGGCTCGACCGCCGCCTCGCCCTCATCGCCGAACACGACGCCGAGCCGATCGGCGCCCGCTGGCACCGCCGCTATCACCAGCACCCGGCCCTCGAGGCCGAGCACAACGCCGACACGACCGGCGCCGACTGGACCCTCGAGCACCACGACCTCCACTCGACCGGCGTCGTCCGCTACGCCGACCGGCGCCCCTACCGCCTCGACGGCATCGACTTCCACCCGACCTACGAGGGCAAGGCCGTGACGTGGATGGCCCAGCACCCCGAGCTGTTCCCGTCGTGGACCGCCGGCGACGCCCGCACCCTGTTCTGGGTCGTCGGTTCGGAGCCGCACATCGGCCCGATGCGCCACGCCCTCGCCCGCCTCGAGCCGCTCACCGAACGTTCCACGTGGAACACTCGCCCCCAGGAGGACACCTGATGGCACGCCCGACCCGCCTAGACACGCCCGAGTTCGTCCAGAACTTCACCGACCTCGTGCGACAAGGCATGACGATCACCGCCACCTGCGAGGCGCTCGGCCTCCACGACTCGACGTGGCGCCGCTGGCGCGCCCAGGCCGAGGCCGACCTCGACGCCGGCGACACCGACACGAAACACGCACTGTTCCTCACGGCCGTACAAGAAAGCCGCCGCCAAGCCGAGCGGCACGCTATCGCCGGCGTCCTTCGAGCTGGGATGGGCGAACGCACCGTCACGGTCGACACGACCACAAAGACGTACCAGAAGGCCGTAGGGCGCGGTGACGACGCCCGACTCGTCGAGGTCACCGAGACGACCGAGCGCCGCACCGAACGCACCGAGAAGGCGTGGCAGGCGCTCGCGTGGTGGCTCGAGCGGTCGTACCCCGATCGGTACGCCCGAGTCACTCGGCAGTGGGTCAGCGGCCCCGACGAGGGTCCCGTCGAGGTCGTCAACCCCGACGAGCTGCGGGCACGCCTCGACGCCGACCTCGAGGCGTTCGCGTCGACCCTCGACGACGACCTCGCCGCCGGCCTCGGCGCCCCGGCCGACCTCGAAGGCCTGTCGTGACGACGGCACGCGAGGCGCTCGCCTCGACCATCACCGAGGCCGACTGGCAGGGCTTCGTCACGTCGTACGCCGCGCTCCGAGGCTGGGCCGTGTATCACACCTACGACTCCCGCCGGTCGGCGGCCGGCTTCCCCGACCTCGTGATGCTGCGCGGCGGCCGCCTCGTCGTCGCCGAACTCAAGTCGGCGAAGGGCAAGACAACGCCGGCGCAACGCCGGTGGCTCGACGCGTTCGGCGAGGTCGCCGCCGTGGCCGACACCGTCGAGGTCTACTGCTGGCGCCCGACCGACGAGGCCGCCGTCATCGAGGTGCTCCGATGAGGCTGCCGCCCGGCGCTCGTAGCCTGTCGGGCACCGACCTCGCCGTCCTCGAGGCGCTCGTCGACGGCGCCGCCACGGTACGCGCCACGGCCGCCGCCGCCGACGTGCCCGTCACCACCTGCTACGCCGCCCTCACCCGGCTCCGCGCGATCGGCCTCGCCTCGTGGGAGGACGGCAAGGCCGGCACGCTACGCCCAGCTGTGCGCCGAGTCCTATGAGCCGACGCGGGCACCTGCGCCTCGTCGACACCGAGGCGCCACCCGACGAGCCGACCGACGGCGAAGCCGCCTCGGCGCGCCTGCGTACCGCCGCCGACCTCGTCGACAGTGGCAACGCCGGCGACGTCTGCTCGGTGCTCGTGGTGCTGCTCGACCGTGACGGCCGGGCCGGCGCCGGCTACGCCGTCCGAGGCACGCACGCCGCCGACGACCTCGACGACCTCGTCACCGCCGGCGCCGCGTACGTCGCGTCGCTCGGCCGCCTGGCCGGGCCGGCCTCGAACGAGGCAGCGACCCTCGCCGTCACCGCCGCTCGAGCTGCCCGCTTCGAGGCCCGGCACCGCCCGAGGCGACCGTGAGCGCGTCGACACGGGAGAACCTCGCCCGCATGCCCGCCGCCGAGCGCCGCGCCTACCTGGGCACCCTGTCGGCCGACGAGGTCGCTTCGCTGCTGGCCGGCGAATGGCCGTACATCGCCCGGCCCGAGCAACGGCCCGACTGGTCGGCCGACTGGTCGGTACTGCTGTGGATGACCGGCCGAGGCTGGGGCAAGACACTGGCCGGCGCTCAAGCGACCCTCGAACGCATCAAGTGGCTCTCGGCGCAGGGCGTGGCGCGGCCCCGCTGGGCGCTCGTCGGGCGCCGCCTCAAGGACGTGCGCCGAGTGATGGTCGAGGGCGAGACCGGCCTGCAGCAGATCGTGCCGCCATCGCTGCTGCTCGGCGGGAGCTGGGAGCGGTCGTGGTCCCGAGGCGAAGTGCTGCTGCGCCTGTCGAACGGCGCCGAGATCCAGGGGTACTCGAGCGAGTCGCCCGGCGACTTGCGCGGCCCCCAGCATCACGGAGGCTGGGTCGATGAGATCGCGAAGCTGCGCGACGCCCGGCTCGGTGATCAGGCGGACACGACGTGGTTCAACCTCGAGGCCGGCATGCGCCTCCCGCCCGACCCTCGCATCATCGTCACCGGCACACCGGCGACGGTCAGGGTCGTCCGCGACCTCGTGGGCCGCTCCGACCGAGGTGAGTCGGTCGTCGTCGTCGGTGGCGCCACGCACGAGAACCTCCGCAACCTGGGCGGCCGCTGGCGCGAGTTCGTCGACCGCTACGAAGGCACCCGGCTCGGCGCTCAGGAGCTGTACGGGCAGCTGCTCGGCGACCTGGGCGGAATGTTCACGAGGGCCGACCTGCTCGAAGAGGACCGCCTGCTCGACGCTGCGCCGACCGGGCCGGGCCTGCGCCGCGCCCGAGCGTGGGACCTCGCCTCGAGCCGGCCGTCGGCCGCGTACACGGACCCCGACTGGACGGCCGGCGCTCGCGTGTCGCTCGACCCGCATCGACGCCTGTACGTCGTCGAGCACATGGAACGCTTCCGTGAGACGCCCGGCGCTCGAGACGACAGGATGCGACAGGTCGCCGAGCGTGACGGCATCCGCACGGTCCACGTCGAGCAGTACCACGGCGCCGCCGGCCTCGACGTGATCGCCGCTCTGCGGCGTGGCCTGTCGGGCGTCGCTCGAGTCGAAGGCGTCAAGCCTCGAGGCACGAAGGCCGAGCGCGCCGAGGTCGTGTCGTCGGCGGTCGAGCAGGGCCGAGTCGCGTTCGTGGCCGGGCCGTGGCTCGACGACCTCGTCGACGAGCTGGAGGAATTCCCCGAGGGCGCGCACGACGATCAGGTCGACGCGCTCGCCCTCGCGTTCTCGGCGCTGGGTCAGCCGACACCGCCGAGGGCGCCTGCAGCTGGGCAGGCGGCCGGCGTTCGGGTGCCGCAGGCCCGGCAGGGTTCGTCCCTGTCGCCGGCGGCTCGAGTCTCGCCGGGTCGACGCTAGGTGTAGCGGCGCAAGGGCAAGCGGCACCGGCCGAGGAATAGCTAGACAACGCTAGGCGCCTAGCGTAAGGTTGACTCATGGCCGCACCCACCAACCCGACCCAGGAGGTCGCCATGCCCAGCACACCCGCCACCATCACCCGCGCACAGTGGGACAGCACGCACCGGGACTTCCGCACCGGCCGCCCGAGCGACGGCACGGCCCGCGTCCTCGTCCACGACGAGGCGACCGGCGCCACGGTCCTCGTCCCGGTGGAGGTCGCCCGATGAGCGCCGAATGCGCCACCTGCCACGCCTGGGCCGACGACGTCGAGGCGAACGACGCCGGCGTCCCGACCTGCGGATGGTGCGTCACCGACGCCATCGACGCCGAGGGCCGCTGGGCCGTCGAGGACGTGTCGACGAGCCTGCGGTACTGCTCGACGTTCCCGCACTGGTCGGCCGACGACGACGAGGCCGCCACGTTCACCGAGGCCGAGGCGAACGACGCCCGACGCCGGATGGGCCGCAACGGCAAGAACGTCCGAGTCGTGGCCGCCCGATGAGTGCCCACGACCACCGCTCGATCCCCGCGCTTCGTGCGTGCCCGATCTGCTCACCCGATGCCCCGCTCGTCGACCCGCAGGCCGCCCCGGTGACCGCCTCCCCGCTCGAGATCCTCGACGTCACGGCCGGCGTGATCGTGGCCGCCACCCGGCCCGGCTGGGGGCAAGGCGACGCCGTCTACGCCGCCGCCCAGCTGGCCGCACGCGAGCAGACCGAGGTGCGCCTCCGATTCAACGGCGAGTTCACCCTCATCCCGTCCGACTACCTCGACGACTGACGACGGCGCCCCAGCTGCCCCGCATCGGCGCCCCAGCTGCCGCCTCCGGCGCTCGAAGTCCTAGACCGGGCGACCGGCCTCGACTACCGTCGAGCGAGCCGAGACGACCGCCCAGGGAGCAGCCATGCCGCCCACGAACCTCGCCGTCCGACGAGCGACGATCACGACGCCGACCGGCGCCACCCTCGAGGCGCACCGCCTGTCGATCTACCGAGGCTCCCTACGAGTGTTCGACGGCCGAGGCCGCTCGGTTCTCAACGTGCCGGCCCTCGACTGGACCGCCACCGGGCGCCGCTCCTACTCGATCGAGACGGACGCCGGCGCCTACCTCGTGACCGGCGAAGGTTGCGGCTGCGGCGGTGCGGCGTGACGACCCTCGAGGCAATCGCGATGGTCGTCGGCGCCTGGGACCACGAAGGCGGCACCGGGGATGAGGCGCACTGGACACCCGACACGCCCGAAGGTGTATGGCGCGCCTGGAACGGCAAGGCCGCCGAGGTCGAGTTCGTCGAGTTCGCCGCCGCCCTCGTCGGCGTCACTGGCGCCCGAGCCGTCGTCGAGACCGGCACGGGAGGCGGCTACACGACCCGCCGGCTCATCAAGGCGCTGCGCCGTGGCGGCCGCTTCGCCTGCTACGAGTCCGACGTCGATCTTCGAGGCGCCATCCGGCCGCACGTCGACAGGTTCGCCGCCCGACACGCCGCCGACGTCACCCTCGCACCCGACGAGACGCCCGACGCCGACGTGATCGCCGCCGCCGACCTGCTCGTCCTCGACTCCCGCACCGGCCTCCGCATCGCCGAGCTGCAGACCTGGGCCGAGGTCGGCGCCGCCGGCTCGTCGTGCCTCATCCACGACGTGTCGGCCTCGCACCCGGCCGACACGATCCACCGGCGCCTGCACGCCGCAGTCGTCGACGTCGTCGCCGTCGACCCGGCGCTGAGGGCGATGCCGCTCGGCAACCCTCGTGGCGGCGTCCTCATCTGGAAGGCCTGATGCCGGGTCGGCGCCTCGTCGTCACCGGCGCCCCGAGGTCGGGCACGACCTGGGTCGCTCACGCTCTGCTCGAGGCCGGCGTGCCTTGCTCGCACGAGCGTGTCGCAACCGAGTTCGGGCAACGGCCGTGGGCGACGTGGGCCGCTGACTCGTCGTGGTGCTGGCCGGCGTACTACGACGCCCTCGACCTGGCGACGCCGGTCGTGATCGTCTACCGCTCGCCGTGGCCGACGGTCACGTCGCTCGTGCGGTGCGGCTGGGTCGCCGACGACCCGACGAACGCCGCCGTCGACGTGTTCCTGCGGCACCACGCGCCGGCCGTGTACGACGCCGCCGACGAGACCGGCCGGGCCGCCTCATGGTGGGCAACGTGGTACGGCTGGGCGCTCGACTGGCCGGGCCGGCGCCTCGTGTTCGACCTCGCCGACCTCACCGACGACCCGACGGTGCTGCGCGCCCTCGCCGGCGCCGCCGGATCGCCGATCAGCGAGCCGCACGCTGCCCGCATACAAGCGGCGCTCCCGCCGCTGAACGCCGCGAAGAGTCGCCGCAGCGACGCGCTGCCGGTCGACCCAGGCGACCTCGACCCCGACCTCGCCGCCCTCGTCGCCGAGCGGTGGGAGCAGCTCACGGCCCTCGCCGACGCGACGTGGGCCGACCTCGTCGAGACGCTGGCGTGAGTCTCGTCATCGACTTCGCCGCCGGCGAGCCGCACTTCGCCGATCACCTGGCGCCGATCTACGCCGCCCTCGAGCCGCACGAGCGAGGCCGGTTCTTCGCCCTCGGCGACGGCATGGTCGGCTACCTGGCGCGCGTGTACGGCATCGCCGCCGAGCCGGCGCTGCGCCTCGAGCTGGGCTGGCCGGTCGTCGTAGCGTCGTGGGGGGACCTGCGGGCCGTCACCGAGGGCGAACGCCGGGTGCCGCGCCCAGGCGGCAAGCCGGGCGTGATCGTGCGACAGGCCGGCATGAGCAGCGCCCGCACGCAGCCTCGAGTGCCGGTCGTGTTCGTCGAGCACGGCGCCGGGCAGACGTACCGTGACACCGACTCGCCGTCGTACGCTGGCGGCCGCCGGCGAGACGCTGTGCGCCTCTACCTCGCCCCAGGCGACCACGTCGCCCGCAACAATGCCGCCCGCTACCCCGACACGCCGACCGAGGTCGTCGGCTGCCCGAAGCTCGACCGCTGGCACCTCGAGGGCCGCCCACCGGCGCGGCGCGGCGCCGAGCTGGGGCGCCGCCCGGCCGTCGCCGTGTCGTTCCATCCCGACTTCCCGCATATCGCCCCTGAGTGCCTGTCGGCGTTCTCGTGGTACCGAGACGCCCTCGCGTCCCTCGCCGCCGCCGACCGCCCCTACGACCTCCTGGGGCACGCCCACCCTCGACGCTGGCCCGAGCTGCGCGCGTGGTGGGCCGGCATCGGCGTCGAGCCGGTCGAGCGGTTCGACGAGGTCGTCGCCCGAGCCGACTGCTACGTCGTCGACAATTCGAGCACCCTCTACGAGTTCGCTTCGCTCGACCGCCCGGTCGTCGCCCTCGACGCGCCGTGGATGCGCCGCAGCGTCGAGCACGGCCTGCGGTTCTGGTCGCACGCCGACGTCGGCGTCCGCATCGGGCAGGCCTCGGCGCTCGATACGGCGATCCGCCTGGCGCTCACCGACCCGGCCGAGATCGCCGACCGCCGCCGCCGCCTCGTCGCCGACGTCTACGCTCACGTCGACGGTCACGCCGCCGACCGGGCCGTCGACGCTATCCGCCGCCACGCCTACGAGTGGCGGCTCGAAGCCGCCGGCCCTCGGACCTCCGCATCGTGACCGGCTCGACCGTCTACGCTTCGGGCGTGCTGCCCTTCGCCGTCGACGCCCTCGCCGCGTACCGGCTCACGCGTCTCGTCGTCGACGACTCGATCCTCGACGGCCCTCGAGGCCGCATGCTGGGGCGCCTCGACGAGCCGACCGGCCCGGCCTGGGCGCTCAAGCTCGGCGAAGGCCTCCGCTGCTACTGGTGCGTCGGCATGTGGGCCGCCGCCGCCGTCACGGCCGCCCGCTGGGCTGCCGAAACGCCGTGGCGCCCGACGTCGTGGCTGCTCGCCGTGTCGGCCGCCGCCGGCCTCATCGCACAGTGGGAGATCAACCGATGACCGACCCGGCCTCGCCGATGGAAGCGAACTTCGCTCGAGACAGGCAGACGGCGCAGCGCGCCCTCGCCGCCGCCACCGACCGGCATCAGCGCGCCTCGAGGACCGAGGCCCGCACCCGCGCCCAGGCCGTCACCGCCTCGGCGCGCCGCATCGACGTCGCCGACCGGCGCGAGGCCGAGCGGTACAAGCGCCGCGCCCGCGCCTGGCAGGGCGACGCCTGGCGCTTCCACTGGGAGGTCCCCGAGATCGGTCACGGCGCCCGGTTCTTCGGCAATGCCCTGTCGAAACTGCGCCTCTACGCCGGCGTCGTCACCGAGCAGGGCGCCGTGCCGATCCCACTCGACGAGGCGCTCGAGATCGGCGTCCCTGGCCTCACCGAGATCGAGGTCGCCGTCGTCAACGACGCCGTGTCCCGCATCGCCTCGAACGAAGGCGGGCAGGCCGAGATCCAACGCGACTACGGCATCAACGAGTGGGTAGCCGGCGACTGCACCCTCGTCGGCCTCCCCGACGACGACGCCGAGACCGGCGAGAACTGGCGCCTCCTGTCGACGTCTGAGCTGATCACGGTCGGCACCGACTTCGCCATCAAGTCGGCGCCCGAGCAGCCTGACGGCGACGCTACGAAGATCCCCGGCGACGCGCCCATGTACCGGCTATGGACACGCGACCCGCAGTGGAGCGACCTGGCCGACTCGCCGGTGCGGCGCGTCCTCGAGATATGCGACGAGCTGGTCATCCTCACCCGGTCGATCAAGGGCGCCGCCACGAGCCGCATCCCTCGAGGCGCGTTCGTCATCCCCGAGTCGATCACGGCCGGCGCACCCGACGTCACCCAGGACGAGACCGGCGGTGAGGCCGAGGCCGACCCGGTCATCGCCTCACTCGTGCAGCACTTCGTGGCCGCCATCACCGACCCGGCGTCGGCCGCGTCGATGGCTCCCTACATCCTGGCGGTGCCCGACGAGGCCGTCGGCAAGCTGCAGTACGTCGACTTCGGGTCGAGGTTCGACGCCGCCGAGGGCGCCACCCGCAACGAGCTGATCCGGCGCCTCGCGAACGGTGTCGACCTGCCACCCGAGATCATGCTCGGCCTCGCCGACGTCAATCACTGGACCGCCTGGCAGATCGACGAGCAGACGTTCAAGTCCTACGTCGAGCCGTACGCGCTCAACCTCGTCACGTCGCTCACCTACGCCTATCTGCGACAGGCGCTGCGCGTCGCCGGTGTCGCCGACCCGAGCCGCTTCGTCATCTGGTACGACCCGGCGAACCTCATCGGCAACGCCGACAAGGGTCCGAGCGCCGACTTCGGCGTGCAGAACGCCCTCATCAGCGGTGCGACGTGGCGCCGAGTGCGTGGCTACGCCGACGCCGACGCACCCGACGCCGACGAGCTGGCCGAGCGGCTGCTGATCGGCCGTGGAGCGATCGACAACGTCGTGACCGCCCAGCTGCTACAGCAGGTGCTCGCCGAGCTGGCGCTCGACGAGGGCACGGCGCCTGTAGCGATCGGCGCCGCCCCGGTCGCCGCCGTCGAGGGCACGCCGGCGTCGTCGCCCGACTCGGTCGTCGAGGCGCCCGCCGAAGGCCCACCGGCGCCGCTCGAGTCGCCCGCCGGCGAGGTCGTCGAGGTAACCGCCGCAGCTGGCGACGTCGACCTCGAGGCGCTCGCCGAGCTGGCCGAGCGACTCGCCCGAGCCGACCGGGCGCTCCGTGAGCGGCTCATGATCGCCGCCGACGCCGCTCTGCGCCGCTCCCTCGAGCGCGCCGGCGCCCGCCTCCGCAGCAAGGCGCTTCGGGCGTCAGGCGTGCAAGCCGACGTGATCGACGGCGTCCCGAACGTCGACGTCGCCTCGACCCTCGGCGCGCCGCTCGTCGCCGCCCTCGACTCGACCGTCGAGGACTTGCTCGCCGAGTCGTTCGACGAGTTCGGCGAGCGGTTCGACCAGTGGGTCGAGCGCGCCCAGCGGGCAGCGCTGCTGGACATAGCCGACACCGTCGGCGCCGACGAGTTCGACGTCGAGGCGATCCGCGCTCAGCAGGACGAGGACCGTTCGGCTGCGTGGCTGCTGATGCTCGGGACGCTCGTCGCCGAGGCGAACGGCCGCATGTTCGACCCGAGGCCGGCGGCGCCACCGCTCGGCGAGTTCGACCCGACGATCACCGTGCCGCCCGGCTCGGTGCGCCTGGCGATGGCTCGAGCCGGCGGCGCTCAGGGCATCGAGACGTCGGGCGGCGCCATCCTCACCGGCGTCGCCGAGACGCCGCAGACCGGCCTCGCCCTCGGATCGTTGCTGCAGGACGCCCTCGCCGACGCCGGCCTCGCACCGCGCGGCTACCGATGGCTGTACGGCGACCCAGGCTCACGCGAGGTCAACTTCGACCCGCACCTCGACCTCGACGGCGTCGAGTTCGAGTCGTTCACCGACCCGGTGCTCACGAACTCGTTCTCGTGGCCCGAGACGCCGTACTTCTTCCCCGGCGACCACCGCTACTGCCAGTGTGATTTTGCGCCGGCGTTCGCCGCCACCGGCGATGATGCCGGCAACGAGCTTGCGGCGGCCGCTACCCTCGACGGCACGGAGGCCTGACACGATGCGACGACGACACCCGATTGACGCCCGAGACCTGTTCGCCCGACGCGCCCTCGCCGCGTCACTGGCCGACCCGGCCGGTGAGGCGCCCGACGTCGACCCCGACGCCGCCGCGCTGCGTGACGCCGACGCCGGCGCTACGTCGTTCTGTGGCCGATGCTCGTTCTTCGTCGAGCCGGCGACCCTCGGCGCCGCCGGGTCGTGTCGCCTCGTCACCGGGCCGGTCGAGCCGGCCGACGTGTGCGACCTGTTCGTCGACGTCGTGGCCGTCGAGGCCGAGCTGCCCGAGCCGTTGCCGCTCATCTCGAGCGCCGATCGCGAGTTCGGACCCGAGGCATGGGCCGAAGGCACCGGCGTCATCGCCGACGAGACGCCCGACGCCCTCCCCGAGACGTCGGTGCTCGTCGTCGCACGCGAGGGCGAGGTCACCGCCGACCGCCGCCTCGTCGAGCCTGGGGCGCTCTCCTGGCGGGAGCCGCCCCTCACCCTCACCGTCAATCACGACGCTGACCAGCGCGCCGGGCGCATCGAGGCGTTCGGCCGCACCGACCGTGGCGGCGTCGACCTGCTGCGCGCGATCGTGACCGCCGGCAACGACGTCACCCGAGACGACTTCGACGCCCACCTCGACGCCGTCGGCGAGTACGTCGTCGGGTTCGCCCGACACGACCTCGAGTCCGAGTTCGGGCGCGACACGGCGCGCGAGGTCGCTCGAGGGCAGCTGCTCGGCGTGTCGATGGAAGTCGGCGACGAGGTCGTCGAGTTCGCCTGCACCGAGACCGACGACGACGGCTACTGCGTGACCGACCTCATGGTGCTGCTCGAAGGCCGCATCGGCGCCGTGACGCTCACGCCGTTCCAGGCGATCGAGTCGGCCGAGGTTCTGTCCGAGCACCGAGCTGGCGCCGGCGACAGGCCCGGCGCCGTGTCGATCGACGACGTCGTCGTCGAGGTCGAGGCCGCCGACGACGACGTCGCCCTCGAGATCATGCTCGCCGCCGCCGGCCCGATGCGGCCGCCCGCCGAGTGGTTCGCCGACCCTGGCCTCGAGTCGCTCACCCCCATGACGATCACCGACGACGGCCGCATCTTCGGTCACGTCGCCGGCTGGGGTAGCTGCCATATCGGCCGGCAGGGCTGTACGACCCCGCCGGCGTCGTCGACGTCGTACGCGTACTTCCTCAAGCCGGGCGCCGTGCTGTGCGCCGACGGCTCGACCGTCGCCGCCGGCACCCTCACGCTCGGCACCGGGCACGCCCCGACGGCGCGCGGCGTCACCGCCGCCCAGGCCGCCGCCCACTACGACAACACTGGCACCGTGTTCGCCGACGTCGCCGTCGGCGAGGACGCTCACGGTCCGTGGTACTCGGGCGCTCTGCGGCCCGACGTCGACGAGCTGCAGGAGCGTCGCCTGCGCGCCGCTCACGTCTCGGGCGACTGGCGCCCCACCGACGACGGCCTCGAGCTGATCCGAGTGCTGGCCGTCAATTCGCCTGGGTTCCCGACGCACAACCGCGCCGTAGTCGCCTCGGGCGAGCGGACGGCCCTGATCGCCGGCGTTGCGCCTCGAGTCGAGGCCGGCTGCGGCTGCAGCGACCACGACGCCGACCCGGTCGTGCTGGCGCGCCTCGACGACGTCGAGTCGGCGCTGCGGCGCATGGTCGCGACGGTCGACACGCTCGACCTGCCGGCCGCTGCGGTCGAGGCGCTCGCCGCTGCCGTGCATCGGGCGTGAGGCGCTAGGCGCTCTCCTGCAAGGGTTCCTACCCGAGCCGAGAAACAACTAGACACGGCTAGGCGCCTAGCGTAGTCTTAGGGCATGACCGACACGGGGACCTCCCACCGCACGAACCGCTACGCCGCCCCCTGCCGCCGCTGCGGTGAGCAGATCGACGCCGAGGCCGGCTACCTGTACCGAGGCTACGGCCGCGACTCCCGATGGACCGTGAAGTGCCTCGACTTCGCCGCCTGCGAGGCCCGCCGCACCGCCGGCTTCGCCGCGAAGGCCGAAGCTCACCACGCCGAGCGCATCGCCGAGGACGCCCGCATCGCCGCCCAGTACGCCGAGGCCGCCTACCCCGATCCCTATAGCTCGAGGGCGCAGGGCGCGGCCCGCCGCCACGCCGCCCGAGCCTTCGACCCGACGACGGTCGCCAAGACTGTGACCTTCCAGTGGGGGGATTACACGGTCACCACGGCTCGCCGCAAGACGAGCCGGGGAGCGACGGTCCGCACCACGCAGCTCGCCGCCGACGGCACCACCTACAGCGACCTGCCCGACCGCTACGCCACCGAGGCCGAGGCCGCCGCCGGGCAGGTCCGCTT